CTGCGTTTGGTTTTGGTAATGGTAATGAAGTTGAAATATATGTTATTAAAAAATACGTTCCTGGATTTCATTATTACACTCCTATTGATTATTCAGGTGCTTTACCTTACGCTTTGTTAGAAGAAAACATAGCTGACTATCAAATTAATGATTGTCAAAATGGTTTTAGTGGTACTAAAGTAATCAACTTTAATAATGGTATTCCTACTGAAGAAATGCGTGATAAAATTAAAAGTGATGTACTTAAAAAACTTACTTCTGCAAGAGGAGAAAAAGTAATAGTAGCTTTTAATGCAAATGCTGAAAGCAAAACTACAGTTGAAGATATACCTTTGAATGATGCACCAGCACACTATGAATATCTATCAAAAGAATGTTTTGAAAAATTAATTGTAGGTCATAGAGTAACAAGTCCTATGTTGTTAGGAATTAGAGAAACAGGTGGTGGTTTAGGCAACAATGCAGACGAAATAAAGACTGCTACGCTATTATTTGACAATATAGTAATTAAACCTTATCAGTTAGAGATAATCGATGCTTTAAATGAAATTTTAGCGGTTAATGATATATCATTAAAATTATACTTCAAAACTATACAACCTTTAGAATTTGTAGATACTTCAGGAATGAATGCAGAAACAAAAGAGGAAGAAACTGGTATAAAAATGAGTTCTGAAAAAAATTGTTGTTCAAGTGATAAAGATTTTACAGATGAACAAGGAAGTCAAATACTTGATTTATTAGAAGGAGAACTTATTGATGAAGAATGGGAATTAGTAGATAAAAGAGAATATTCAGATTCAAATATGTCTATTGAAGAATGGGCAAATTCTAAAATTAAAAATAAAGAAAATTTATTTCAAAAATTAGCTGGAATTATTAAATCAAATGCAAACGCTAAAAGTTATTTAGATAAAGGAAATTACAAAGTTCGTTATGAATATGCTCAAAAATATTCAGGTGGTGGAAATTCAAGAGATTTTTGTAAACAAATGATGTCAAGAACTTCTAAAGGCGTTGTATATAGAAAAGAAGATATAGACCAAGCAAGTTTCGCAGGAGTTAATATGGAATTTGGACATAATGGTCAGAATTATTCACTTTTCAAATATAAAGGCGGTGTAAATTGTGGACACGTTTTTAATGAAAATCTTTACAGACTAAAAACTAAAACAGACGGAACTCCTTATATAGATAAATCATTAAGTTCAAGCGAAGAAGTTAATTCTATTTCAGGTTACAATCCCAATCCTGCTGGATGGGCAGAAGCACAAATAGCACCAATAGATATGCCTAATAGAGGACATCACCCAAATTATAAAGGATAAAAAATGGCACAAGCTTTATTTATTACGAGAGACGATATTGTTAGATTCACGGCAATGAATGGAAACGTTGATACAGACAAATTTATTCAGTTTGTGAAAATAGCACAAGATATTCATATACAGAATTATTTAGGTACAAAACTATATGATAAATTCAATTCAGATATAATTGCTAATACATTAATAGAGCCATATACAACGCTTTTAAACAAGTATATTAAACCTATGGTAATTCACTATGCTATGGTAGAATATTTGCCTTACGCAGCTTATACAATAGCTAATAAAGGCGTATTCAAACACAATAGCGAGAATAGCACTAATGTAGATAAAAACGAAGTAGATTTTTTAATTGAAAAAGAAAGAGATATAGCACAAAGTTACACCAATAGATTCATAGACTATATGTGTTTTAATCAAAATTCTTTTCCCGAATATACAGCTAATTCAAATGGTGATGTATATCCTGACACAGAAGCAAATTTTACAGGATGGATACTATAAAAGAAACATATAAACCCAAAGAAAAAAACGTAAAAAAATTAGAAGTTTTTTTAAACAAACTAAAAAAAGAAAATGATACAAACGATTAATATAGGTACTACTGCAAATGATGGAACTGGCGATTCTATACGAGAGGCATTTGATAAAGTAAATGATAATTTTGCAGAAGTATCAAGAGGGTTATATGCTCAAACTGCTTTAAGCACTCCTGTTGTTTACGCAAGTGGTGAAGCATCTTTAGTTGGAGCAGGAGTAGGTGGTTTAACTGTACCTGCAAATTCATTTAAAGTTGGTGATTCTTTTACTGCTAAAATGTGTGGCAAATTATCTTGTGCAAATAATCAACAAATTCATTTTAGAGTACGTTCAAACGGTGTTGTAATTATAGATGCTTTAGCTTATACACTATCAACTTCTACCAATAGGTATTTTGATTTGATTTTAGATTTTACAATAGCTAAAATTGGAGTAGCAGGTACAGCAGAATTATTTGCTAATGGAGTTTTCACATACAATAAAGATGCTGGAAACACTATTGAAGGAGTTAATTTTGGATTGATTAGCAATACTGTTTTTGACACTACAATAAGCAACACTTTGACTATTACAGCTGAATGGGTAACTGAAAATATAGCTGACACAATACAATCACAGAATTTCACATTAACTAAAGTATATTAATTATGTCAGATTGGGGACAAGGAGCAAAAAATAATAACATAGGTTGGGGTCAAGGTGCGGTTAACAATGATATTGATTGGGGTTCTGTACATTCTAATAGTTGGTCAGGCGATACTGATATTGTTGGTTTAGACCCTATTCAATCTATAATTAATGCTTTTAAAGAAAGAGTTTCAGCTGATGGAGGAATATTTGAAGCAGAGAGTTGTTTATTAACCTACTTAAACACGATACTATAATGAGTACATATACAGATGCAAGTTTAATAGTAACACCAAACGCATATAAAGAAAGCATCCTTTATTCAATCAAGCCTGGAAACGGTTCAGGCGATATGGACGTAGTTCGTGCAACAACAGCAACGAGGGTTAATAGTGCAGGTTTAATTGAAACGGTAGGGTTAAACATTCCTCGTATAGACTACACAAACGGAAGTTGTCCAAGTATATTGGTTGAACCACAGAGGACTAATTTGGTGTTGAGAAGTGAGGAATTTGACAATGCCTATTGGTCAAAAACAAATTCAACCGCTATTGCAAATCAAATCGCATCTCCAAATGGAACTTTAACTGCTGATAAACTTAATGAAACATCTATTAGTGGTTATCATATTTTTGCATCAGGAAATGTTACTTCTGGAACATATACATCATCTGTTTTTGTAAAAAAGGGCGAAAGAAATTTTGTTCTTTTATGGAATAACGGAAGTAATAGCGGTAGATTTTTTGATATAGAAAACGGAACACTTGGAGGAACGCTTGGAGCTGTACCATTAAATTCTAATATAGAAGATTATGACGATGGTTGGTTTAGATGTAGCATTACTAATAATAATGTTACAAATTTTAGCATATATATTGCTATTTCATCTACTTCGGCTTTTTATTTAGGTGAGGTCGGAAAAGGAATTTACACATTTGGCACACAATTAGAAGCAGGTTCTAACGCCACATCATACATCCCAACGGTAGCAAGTACAGTAACAAGAAATGCTGATGTGATTTCTAAAAGTGGTTTAACAGGAATTACAACGATAACAGAAACTTTTGAAGATGATACTATAAATGTAATTGGTGGAAGTCCTACAAGTTACACAATGTCAGAAGGTAGAATTAAAAATGTAATAGGAATATAATGAATATATACAAACTAAATTACACAGACAAAAAAACAGCAATTGCTGACTTAATAGCTAAAGGGGTTTATATTGAAACAGAAGAAGGTTTATCTTACGGACAAGGTATTCAAGCAATCGTTGAAATTGGGAAAGTAATTCAAACACAAGGCACTTACGACGACGAGGGCAATGTGATTACAGAGCCTATTTATTACGATGGATATGCTTATGATGTAATGAGTGAGCAAGATATAGTTTTCGAAAGTGAGATTTTTCCTAAAAATAGCAAACACGGATTTGCAGGATATGAACCAATTAAAGACATATTAGATGAGCAAGGAGCAATTTGATTTAATATTAAGTAAATGGATTTCCCGCAAGTTATTAGTTTTTATGATAGCTTGTGGAGGGTTATTTAGCGGTCAATTGACCTCTTCTGATTGGGTTATAATTGCGACGGCTTATGTCGGTATTCAAGGATTTACTGACATCGTAAAAATTTTAAGAAAATGATTGATAATTTAAAAATCTATTTATTGAATACGGGAGTATTTTTGTTTTCTTTAAGTAAAGCTGAAGCAGGATTGAAAATAGTTTTATTAATTTTTTCAATAATTTACACAGGGATGAAAATTTACGATTGGTTAAAAGGTAAAAAAGATGAAACTACTAAATAACGATGGTTATAGATTAATAACTAAATTTGAAGGGTTTAGTTCAAAACCTTATTTGTGTCCAGCTAAATTAGCTACTATTGGTTATGGGAATACATACTATCCTAATGGAAAGAAAGTAACTTTATTAGACACACCAATAAATGAGCAAGAAGCATTTATTTTATTTAAAGTAATTGCTGATAAATATGCAAAACAAGTTTCTAAATTAGTTACACATCCTATAAATCAAAATCAATTCAATGCTTTAGTTTCTTTAGCTTATAATATTGGTATGGGTAATTTTGGTAAATCTACTTTACTAAAAAAAGTAAATATAAATGCTAATGACTTATCTATTAAAGATGAATTTTTAAGATGGAATAAAGTAAACAAAATACCTGTTAAAGGTTTAACTAATCGCCGACAGTATGAAGCAGATATTTATTTTAGTTAGTTTAGTTTTATTTAGCTGTGCTTCAAGAAAAGTAAATAAAGAAGTTACTCAAAAAGATTCTTTAAAGCAAATAGAAACTAAAATTGTTACAAAAGAAGAAACAAATATTTCTATTAAGAATGATATTTTAATAGATGAATTTATCATAACTCCATTAGATACTTTAAAAGATATTGTAGTAAACGGTATAAGCTACAAGAACGTTGTTTTAAGGTACAAAAAAGTAAAAGATAATAGTTTACATATAGAAAAGAAAATAGTGCATAAGAATGAACTAAAAAAAGAAACTATTAAAACTTCAGTTAAATCATTTAAAAAAGATATAGATAAAAAAGCAAGTTATTGGAGTTATTTGTGGTTGCTTTTAATTCCTTTATTCTTTATTATAAGAAATCAAATAGTTAGGCAGTTCCTTATTTAACATAACTATTCGCAACACACTTTGTTTTTGCTATTTATTTTGTTTTTGTTATATGTTTTTTTATTTTTTTTTAGAAAACTTATTTATTTAAAAGTAAAATACAAATTTACACTTTTTTTTTGACAAAGTAAATAGATTATAAATAAAGTTTTTAACTCAAATGTTAATAACTTTTAAATACATTTGTATATGAAGAAACCAACAAGAAAATCGTTAGTAATAAAATTAGATACAATCTTTTCACAATACATTAGAAGAAAAGATGCTATATCTGATATTGCAATATGCGTTACCTGTAATAAAAAAGACCATTATAAAAAGCTACAATGCGGTCACTTTATGTCACGTAGACATTATTCTACAAGATGGTTAGAAACTAATGTTGGTGTACAATGTTTTGGATGCAATATAACTAATCAAGGTATGCAATATGCGTTCAGTCAATATCTTGGTGATAAGTTATCAGAAGAAATGTATATTAAGTCAAAACAAACAGTTAAATTTGCTGATATAGATTTAGTAGATATGATAGAATATTATAATAATAAGTTAGAAAATATATAAAAAGTTTCTGTTTTTTTTGTCTTTGTTTTTAAGGAGTGCTTTAATTAGTGCTCCTTTTTTTTGTTAAAATTTTGTTAAAGTTTTTATTTATAGTTTTTTAATTGAAAACAAGTTATATATTTGCACTCAACAAACAAACAAAAACAGAAATTATGACAACTTTAAAAGTAACAAAACACAAAGGAACTCAATTTGAAGAAGTAAGAGAAATTACTGCAAAAACAAAAAAAGAGGTAAATTCAATGTATGTACAAAAATGGGGATGGATGTATAAAGATGTTTATACAATATACGAATATATTAAATAATAAAAAAACTTGCCCTAATAATTCGGTTTAAGAACAATAAATAAAAACAAAACATTAAATTAATAACCAAGCCAAAGGCATTGATGCAAATTGCTGTTATGCGATGGCTTTAAATTCAAACGAAATGAAAGATATTTTAAACGACAATTTTTTTAGCATCGAATTTTTTAACGATGAAGGACTTGAAAAAGTAGCAGAAGTTACAGGTTCAGATTACGACGAAATAAAATATGAGTATGACATTGGAAATTTTTTAGTTGGTCAAACACATAGTGGTACATTTTATTTTTATTGCGAAAGTCATGAACCTAACAATGAAATTACATTCAATTCATTTGTGCGGTTAGTTGAGAAAGCTATCGCATAACGTATTGGGTATTGGCGAAGTTGCCTTACCAAATGTTTAATAGAATTACAAAAATTAAAATTTAAAACAAATGACAAATAGAAGTACAGAAGGCGATTTTGCCAATACCCTGTTAGGTGCAGGTTATTCATCTTGCGAGGTTTGTTTCAACGTGAAATTGAAACGTAAAGGAATTATGAAATGGTTAGAGGATAAAAATATAATCAAGTCAAAAACGGAGGGTTTTGCATTAATGATTAGGGATTTTGATAGAGTGGATATTTTATCTTCAAACGAAGAAAGTGTAGTTTCAATTACAAGCACTAAGGTTAATGGGTTGCGCTAACTTGCACCTAACTCCAAAATATACGCAATTATGAAAAACTTTTTACAAAAACAAAATTACCAAATTAATGCAGGGCAGTTAATAGCTGTTTATTTTTTAATTCAATTAATATTTAGAACATAATGAAAGATTTATTAGATTTTAACAGATTCAGAATTGAAAATATGCAAAGTAAGATTTGTGAACTTGAAAGCAAATTGACTAAATTACAAAACTATTGCTTTGAAGCATTAGATGAAGAATGTCCACAGGAATACAAGACGATTATCAAACAAGAAATTTACGAACTAACAAAAAATTAATATGTTTGAAAAATACAGAATATTAGAAATTAACGGAAAGTTTATGCCACAATACAGAAAATATTTTTTAGATGAATGGGAAGAAATAGGCGATCATTATACTTGGAGGTCTTCGGAAAGTGTAAAAGAAATTTTCGCTAGAAAAACTATTGAAGAAGCAAGAGGTGTAATAGACAGACACAAAGAAAAAATCAAAAAAAATAAACCTATAATTCATAAATATGGAAAGTGATTGTTGTGGTGCATCCGAATGGATAGAAGATACAGGAATATGCGGAGAATGTAAAGAACACGCAGATTGGAACGAAATAGAAAATTAACTTAAAATAAATAAAATGGAATTAACATTAAATCAAAAACTGTCTTTAATTCAAAAAGAATTTAAAGCAAACAAATCAAAATTCAATAGCTTTGGTAAATACAACTTTAGAAGTGCTGAAGATATATTAGAAGCATTAAAGCCTTATAATGAAAAATACAAAGTAAACTTTACAATAACAGAATCAATGGTAGAATCACAATTTTTACAATTTCCGATGTTACGTTCAATAGCTTCAATAAACGATGATTTAGACACAATAACAGCTTCTGCAATAGTTGGTGTAGATTTGGAACAAAAAGGAATGCAAATGCCTCAAAAGTTTGGTTCTGCAAGTTCATACGCCAAAAAATATGCTTTAGGTAATTTACTTTTAATTGACGACACACAAGACGCAGATGCTTCGAATAAGCACGATAAAACGGAAACAGTCAAACAAGTTAACGGTGAAGCATCTAAATCGTGGTTAAATAAAAATACACCTGACTTCAAAAGAGCAGTTGAATTTATCGAAAAAGGCGGTAAAATATCAGCAATAGAAGAAAGATACAAGATATCTAAAGAAGTTAGGGACGAATTATTAAAATAAAAGTATTATGAAAAAATTATTATTATTAGTTATATTTGCAACTTTAATTAGTTGTCAAAAAGATGAATTAACGCAAGATTTCCCATTAGATTGTAATTGCGATAGAGTTGTAGAAAAATTAAGTTTCAATATAATCAATGGAAACGGAGTTGCCGGATACACTACAGCGTATAAATACACAACTATTAATGATTGTACAGGGATACAAAGAGAAACTTCTTTGATTACTCAAGTATTGCAAATAGGCGATTGTAGAAAATAACGGTTTGGCTATGTGTAGTGCCGACCTTGATAAATTACTACACTAACTTAAAAGACAAAAACAATGATTAAAGAACAGAACAACAAAAAAGAAAATAAGGCATTACATATAGGTGGTGTTGTAGTGCGTAAAT